TATCCGGGCCGATGGGGATGGGAACGGTTTTGCTGGCCGTGGACGTGTACGCCGAGACGTACGGCGAGGCCCGAGACATCGCTGACAAGTGCCGATTGGTTCTGGATGGATACGGCACCTCCGTGGAAAACTACGTGAGCGTCCGAAACGTGTCGCTGGACACCGAATCAGACGGCGTGGTTCAACTGGCTGGCGGTGACTTGCCGCCCATCCTGACCGTTCAACAGCAATACTCAATCCTCTGGCAGGAGATTTAAGCGATGCCCTTCGAGACCCCGCACGACGGTTCCGGCACAGTTCTCTCGTTCAACGGCACCACCTACACCGTCACCAACGTGGTTGTCAGTGCCACCGACCCCACGGCGGACGAAGACAAGATTTCCGTATCGCATCTCGGCCAGACTGCCGGCGAAACCGCCAAGACTCTCGAGCTTCCGCTTGCTGGTGCCGCCTCTGGCGAAACCGGCCGCAGCGTCACGTTTGACTACATCGGCAAGACGTTCATTGCTGACAAGAGCACCGGAGCGTTCGTGCTCACCATCGGTGGCTCGGCCCTTACGGGCGTGAGCAGCAAGAACGGCACCGTAACGAGTTCGACGCTGACGCTCGCCACGCAGGACGCCATCCGAGGCCAGGCGACGATCAAGCTCGAGCGGTAAGCCTGACGGAGGACCGTCATGGCTACCTATGCGTCTGGCGTCACGGCTACGTGGAACGGCGTGGCGTTCAGCGAAGTCTCAGAGTTGCGCGTGACCCACGGCGGTGCGTTGCCATTGGCTCGCGCCAGTACGTGGACGCTTGACCTAGGCACTATAGAGATGTCGTGCTTTGCAACGGCCAACGTCTCAACTGCCAACTACGGCGTCCGCTCGCTCGTCACGATTGCTGGCGGCGGGTTTGCCTACCGTGCCACGGCGGTGCTTGAGAGGTTGACGTTTCAAGGCGTGGTGAACGACGTGACCCGCTACGGCGTCACGCTCAGAGTCCAAGCCTAGGAGATTCTCATGGCCCTGACTGTGCAAGAGCTCGCCGCCCAGATCCTCGCATCGGACGACCTGTCTGTGCTGAAGGTGACAGTGCGTGAGTGGAAGGACGGCACCGGCAAGCCGCTGGTGCTCGGCATCCGTGTGATGACCGTGGAGGAGCGGGACAGCTACGAGAAGGAGTGGATCGGCAACAAAGAGCGTGGCATCGACAACTTCCGCACGAAGTACCTGGCCCGCTGCCTGTGCCATCCCGAGAACGGCGAGCGGCTCTTCGACGAGCAGGGCATTGAGCAGCTGGCGAAGAAGTCCTCGGCTGTCGTGTCGAAGCTCTTCGAGAAGGCGATGAAGCACAACAACATGACTGAAAGCGACGTGGAGGAACTCGCAAAAAACTGAAGACCCGGCCGATGCGAAGGTTCCTCTTTCGCCTCGCCGGGCACCTAGGCATGACGGTGCGTGAACTGTCACGCCGCATGGATTCGCAGGAGTTGTCGGAGTGGGTGGCTTTTACCCGCTACTACCACGCCCTGCCTGATCCGTGGCAGCAGACAGGCCTGCTCACTAGTGCGGTGCTGGCACCGTACAGCGAGCGAGGCAAGGCACCAAAAGCAAGCGACTTCGTCCCAATCGAGAAACCACCGCAGACATCAGAGGAGATGGCCAGAGAGTTGGCGAAACTCTCAGCAATCTTTGAAACGTAGCCATGGCCAACAACATCCTCAACCTTGCAATGAAGGTCACTGCTGACGCCTCTGGCGTCATCAAGAACCTTACGCCAGCCGAGCGGGCACTTGAGAATCTTGGCAAGCAGGCCGAGAAGACCACGTCCGTCTTTAATCAGTTCACTAGGAACAGCGAAGCGGCTGCGGCGGCACAGGCGGCACTCAATGACAAGTTTGCCGCACTGGCCGAGCAACTCAAGGGCGGACTGAATGCCCAAGCGTATGCGGATCAATATGCCGCCCTACAGCAGGAAGTGCGGAATACTGCTGCCGCATTTTCTGAGGCGTCGCAAATCATTGAGCAAAATCGCACAGATGATGAGCTTAGAGCAGAGACGCTTGCTCGGCTGAGCGAACTGCTGCAGTTAGGAGCTCTCGATAACGAGCAGTACGCACGGGCCGTCGCCGAGGCTAGCGGTGCCAACGCTGCAGCAGCACAGGCTGAGGAAGAGCGTCTGCGGCTTTTGGAGCGTGGCCGACAAATCACCGAGCAGTTCCTGACCGATGAGGAACGTCGTGCGAGGCAACTTGAAGAGCTGAATCAAGTCATTGCCGCCAACGGGATTTCCGAAGAAGCCGCTGCGCGTGCTCGTTTTGAGTTCAGCGGACTCGCCGCACAACTTGACCGTGATGGCCTTGAGCTAAGGCGTCAACTGGCCGCAGAGCGAGAGGCTGATGCCGCAAAAGAGAAAACGGCACTTGAGCAAATCGCAGCAGTCGAAAAGCGATTGGCGGAAGACTCTGCCGCAGCCCAGCGACTGAGGGCACAAGAGACAGCACGAGCCGCAACGCTCATTGCTGCCAGCAGGACGCCGCAGCAGGCTTTTAACGCTGCCGTTGCTGAGGCTACAGAGCTTGAGCGCAAAGGACTTTTTACAAAAGAAGAATTCACAGCAGTCCTAAGAAAGCAAGCTGCTGTATTCGCCAAAGCTACCGCAGAGGCGGACGGATTTGGAAAGTCCGTTGCCAAATCTGCAGCTGGCAGCCTAAAGCTCAATGAACTCTCCGGAATTCTCAGCGTTTTGCCTGGGCAATTTGGAAGCATTGCAGGACGTGTTTCAACTCTTTCATCAGCCGGAGAAGGGCTGTCAAAGTTGTTGTCAGGAGGCCTTTCCCAGGGCGTGTCATTGTTTGGGGCGTCTCTCGCTGGGCTTGCTAATCCTTTCACGATTGCGGCTGCTGGGTTCGCTGCGATAAGCACAGCCGCCACGTCGGCCGTGTCATCGTTAGCGTCTGGGCTCGTTTCGCTTGAATCACGGACAGAGCAAGTTAAGAACGCCGCCGACAAGCTTGGAGTCTCGTTTGCTTTCATGCAGACGCTTGAGCAAGCAGCAAAAATGACGGGCATAGAGTTTGGCACCGTGGACTCGGCAATGACGAAGCTGCTAAAGACGCTTGCTGGGGCCGATGAAGAAAGCAAGATGGCAACGGCCGCACTGGATCGTCTTGGAGTCAGCCTGAAAGAACTTAATGGCACAAATAGCGAACAACAGTTAAAGCTCATTGGCGCGCGATTGCAGGAAATTGAAGATCCAGCAAAACGTGCAGCCGCCGCCACGGCGATCTTCGGCAAGAGCGGTGCCGATCTGCTGCCGTTTTTTCAGAACCTTGTCGTTGCCGAGAAAACGCTCACGAGATTCAACGCCAGGCTCAGCGAAATTGACTCCGCTAGAGTCTTGGCACTTGGTGACTCATTTGACAGCGTTCAGGCCGCACTGACAGGCCTTAGCACAGAACTACTAACGCCGTTTATTGGTCTTTCGCAGAGCATCGCTGATTCGCTTTCTCCTGCAATATCGTCATTTGGGCGTGTGGTAGGAAACATTCTTGACATCATCTCACCGCTTATAAGCACTTTTGGAGTGCTTGTGAACACAGTTGGTCAAGTGGCTGGCGTGCTTCTTAATGCGGTGTCGCTTGCACTAGAGCCATTTGCGTTTGCTGCAAGGAACCTCAGCCAAAGCATTGACTTTATCAGTCAGGAAATCACTAAGGCGTTTGGGCCTATTGCCGATTTGATCGTTTCAATTCGAGGTGTGTTTGGCGACACGTTTACTGGCATTGAAAAAACAGCTTCTACCACAGCCGATTCGGTTAAGGTTGTCACCGCTGAAGCAAAAAAGGCGGCTGATGAACAAAAGAAGGCACTGGAAGACTTGCAGCGTGCCATCGAGAACGGCAACAAGGCTCTTGACACTGCAATCGACAAGGCGGCTGAGTTCGGCCAAGAAGGATTCAAGGCAGCGTTTGAGTTCCAGACCGCATTGAAAGACCTGCAAGACCAAGCAGACTCTGGCGAGCTAAACGCCGAGCAGTATGCCCGTGGAGTTGCCAACGCAACTGCGGAATACGAGCGTCAGATTGAAGTGATACGAAAAGTCACCGAAGAAACCAGAAAGGCTTCAGAAGAGTCCGTTCGAGTAGCTGAGCAGACTGCAAAGCGTCTTGCCGATGAGGCAAGGCGTGCTGCTGACGAAGCTCAGCGGAAAGCGGAAGCAGATAACAAACGTCTACAGACGTTGATTCAACAAGATGACGGAACCATCAAGCTGCAAGAAGATATTGCATTTGTACTTGAGCAGCAGCTGGCGTTGGAAAAACAAATAGCAACAGCGAGAGCAGACGCCGATATAGCGGCTGCAGAAGCCGCTGTAGCCAGGCTTGCGGAACTGGACCAGCTGCAGGCCAAGCTCGAGGAGCAGCAGCAGGCCTTGGAGCAGGGCTTCGGCCAAGGCTTCCAAT